AGCAAATGGTAAACATCATTTTATATTTACAAAATTTTTTCATGGATATTTACAAAGAAAAAAATGGCCTGAAAAATCACAAGAAACTCAACAAATGTTAAAAGAACATTGCAAATGTGACGATGATAGAATTTTTATAGGAAAGAAGAGACCTAGTGTCATGATTGTAGATGCATTTGAAAAACCTGAAGACACTTACAAACCAAAACAGCTTAAACCTAAGGATCCATTTTAATGAAAACCAGAATACATGTTAATATGCATCACATTCGTTATAATAAAAAACATGGAACGAATAAGCCGGTGATCACCGTTAAGACTTCTAAGTCTAATGAGTATGGACATGAGGTTGAAATATTTGGACCTAGTAAAGTGGTCTATAAACCTGACAAACCTTTGTCCTGCGGTGCACGAGTGTGGATTGAAACAGAAGCAGAGGTAAAAATAATATAATGAAAACAATTGTGTTGGGACCACCAGGAACAGGGAAAACTCATACACTACTTGACGAGGTGGATAATTGTTTAAAACAAACAGCTCCAGATAAAATTGGATATTTTGCCTTTACTAAAAAAGCGGCTAATGAAGCAAAAGAAAGAGCTATTAAAAAATTTAATTTAGAAGAAGATGATTTACCTTACTTTAGAACTTTACATTCTTTAGCTTTTCAAAGACTTGGAATTAAAAAGCAAGAAGTCATGCAAAAAAGACACTATGAAGATTTGGGTAAAAAAATAAATATTCCTTTAGATTATAACGATTATGATGAAGAAGAAACTGGATTATTCACAACCAAAAGTGATTATTTAAGAATAATAAATCTGGCTAAACTTAGAAATATTTCTTTAGATAAACAATTTAATTTACATGAACACAATCAAGATGTTGAATATGATAAACTAGTGATTATTGCTAACGAATTAGAAAGATATAAGAAGGAATATAGTCTGCTTGATTTCAACGATATGATTTCAAAATTTATTAAGTCTAGTGCCTGTCCTAAATTTGACACAGTTTTTATAGATGAAGCTCAGGATTTGTCTTTGATGCAATGGGATATGGCTCGTACTTTAATGCATCGTTCAGAGGATGCATTTATAGCTGGTGATGATGATCAAGCTATTTTTAGATGGGCAGGTGCTGATGTGGATTCTTTCATAACACAAACAGGAAAATTACTGAATCTGACTAAATCAGTCAGGATTCCACGCAAAGTACATGATTATGCAATTAAAATAATAGGGAGAATATCAAATCGTTTACAAAAAAATTGGGAGCCAAAAAATAAAGAAGGTCAATTAAGTATGTATGATTACTTTGAAGATATTAATATGTCTTCTGGAAAATGGTTAATTTTAACAAGAACTCGCCATATGTTAGAAGAATTAGAAGATACCTTGAGAGAAAAAGGTTTCTATTATGAAAATAGATTTACTAAATCATATGAAAAAGACATTCAAGAAGCTGCTGTAGATTGGGAAAAATTAAAAAAAGGAGACATCTTACCCTATCAAAAAATAATAAACATTTCTCAATACATGGGTCCTAATCATTGGGAAAAAGAAAAAATACATGCCCTAGTAAAAGATGCTCATTATGGAATTGATTCTTTAACAAAAGATTATGGACTTAGAACTAATGAGGTTTGGTATAAAGCATTTAATAATGCAGGCTGGAGAAGAGTTGAATATATTAAATCCATGAGAAGAAATGGAGAGAAATTAAATCAAGAACCTAGAATTAAATTATCTACTATACACAGTGTTAAAGGTGGAGAAGAAGATAATGTAGTTTTATTAACTGATTTAAGTAACAACACTAAAAAATCCTACGATAAAAATGAAGATGATGAAAACCGTCTATTTTATGTAGGGGCAACAAGAACAAGAGAACATTTACATATTATAAGACCAAAAAACTATGAGAAATGTTTTCCAATGGAGGAGGTAAAATGAAAAATGCTATATTAGCCTGGATTGAAAGAACATCAGGTAGAATTCATAATTGGGCCTGGGATAAACGATGGAAGTACCGTGACTCAAAAGAATGGATTAAAGGCTACCGCGAGTGGAAAAAAAATAAATGTCCTCATAATTAAGATGACAAATTTTCCATATGAAATTGGCCTTATGGCTATGTTTATTTTTATAGTTTTATATTTAATTATGAATACTATTATATGAGTGCGTATAAAAAACAAATTGGAGGATCCCATTATTCAAAGTTTAAAATTCAGCCAAGTAAATTTATAAATGATAATGAGTTGCTGTTTGCCGAAGGAAATGCTATAAAATATATTTGCAGGCATACATATAAAGGAGGAAAGGAAGATTTGAAAAAAGCTATTCACTACATCGAAATGATTATAGAGAGGGATTATAGTGTATAAACCTTTACCTAAAGAATTACGGTTAGGATTTTCTGATATTCACGATATTGGAGTCTTCGCCAAAGAAAATATCCCACAAGGAACTAATTTTGGTATGACCCATGTGCAAATTAATGACACCCTGGTTCGAACGCCACTCGGCGGATTCATTAATCACAAGGATATTCCTAACTGTGAAAAAATTAAATTACGATTTACCAGTGAAGACAAGCAACCTGCTTATCATTTTAATAAATGGAACTTAATTACCATTAAAGACATTAAGGAAGGAGAAGAATTAACGTTGAATTATACATTTTATAAAATATAATTATGCAAATTCCTTTATTCAAACCCCAAACTGAATGGATTCCACCCGAAGAATTTCCAGATTTAAAAAATGAATGCGAAATAGCAATTGATTTAGAAACCAAAGACCCCAATTTGAATGTAGGAATGGGTTCAGGTTCTGTTGTTAAAATTGGAGACGTAGTAGGAATTTCAGTAGCAACAGAGTTATGGTCTGCTTATTATCCAATCGCTCATGAAGGCGGGGGTAATATGGACCGTAAAATGGTCCTAAAATGGGTTCAAGACGTTCTTAATACACCTTCTGATAAAATATTTCACAATGCCATGTACGATGTATGTTGGATTCGTTCTTTAGGTCTAACTATTAAAGGAAGAATTATAGATACTATGATTGCATCTGCTCTCGTAGATGAGAACCAATTACGTTATGATCTTAATAATTGTGCTAGACGTTATATTGGCCAAGGAAAAGATGAAACAGCCCTCTATGCTGCCGCTAAAGAATGGGGGGTCGATGCTAAAGCAGAAATGTATAAACTTCCAGCAATGTATGTTGGAGCTTACGCTGAAAAAGATGCAGAGATTACTTACCATTTATGGCAAGAATTAAAAAAAGAAATTGAACATCAAGACATTCAATCCATATGGCAATTAGAGACAGATTTATTTCCATGCCTTGTGGATATGAGATTTCTCGGAGTACGAGTAAATCAAGAACAAGCAGCGAAAGAAAAGAAAACGTTAGTAGAACAGGAACAAAATTTACTCACAGAAGTGAAGAACGAAACAGGAATAGAAGTTCAAATTTGGGCAGCGCGATCTATTGCACAAGTCTTCGATAAACTTAAATTACCTTACGACAGAACCATTAAAACTCAAGCGCCAAGTTTTACAAAAAACTTTTTACAGAATCACCCCCACCCACTGGTGAAACGAATCGCCCGGGCACGTGAGATTAATAAGGCCCATACCACATTTATTGATACCATATTAAAGCATACACACAAAGGTAGAATTTTTGCAGAGATTAACCAATTAAGAGGAGATAATGGAGGAACCGTAACGGGAAGATTCAGTTATGCCAATCCAAACTTACAGCAAATTCCAGCACGTAACAAAGATCTTGGACCACGGATCAGAAGTTTATTTATTCCTGAAGAAGGATGTACCTGGGGCTGTTTTGATTATAACCAACAAGAGCCACGATTGGTTGTACATTATGCAGCACTACAAAATTTATATGGAGTGGATGAAGTTTTAGAAGCTTACAAAACTGGAGATGCAGATTTTCATACCATTGTTGCTGATATGGCTGAGATTCCACGGTATCAAGCAAAAACAATTAATTTAGGACTATTTTATGGAATGGGAAAAAATAAATTACAAGCTGAACTAGGGATTAGTAAAGAAAA